AAATCATTCAAAATATATTTAAGCCAAAATCATATAATGAAGATACAAAGGAAATTACAAAAAAACTAATTAATAATCCCGTTTCATTAAATGATCACATTAGCATAATGAATGAAACTGACCGAACAATTGTTAGTTTATTGTGGCATGAAAATATAATAGATGTTTTATCAAAGTCGCAAAAATCTCATAGCATTCCACTATATTTAAAAATACTTGACAATCTGTGCTATGCTGATTTTATAGACCGCATTACATTTCAAAAACAAATATGGCAATTTAATGAAATGAGTTCGTTAATTAAAACATTTTATAATAATAAAATTTATCACGAATCATCTAAAAAACCTAAACCAAAATTCAATCCATCAGAAGTTCGGTTTACCAAAGTTCTTACAAAATATAGCACTGAATATAATAACTCTTTATTTATTCAAAATTTGTGTCAACAATTAGGTAGTGACAAAAAAGATACATTTTCTTATTTCTTAGAACTAAGAAATAATTTCAATGATGACGAAATTTATGAGCAATTGCAAAACTATGAAATTGGTAAATTAGACATTAATCGTATATACAGATATCTAGACAAGTACACAAAGGAAGACTGCGATGCAGATGAATGTGAAGCAGCAACAGAAGAAGATTAAACAATAATTTATAAATAATTTATAAATTATTATTCTCCATTTATTTCTCTCAAAAGATCATCGTCATTATCATTCAATTCCAAACAATTTGTATCATTCTTCTCTACAACATTAAATGTTATGTTTCCATTTTCATTCAAAACATCTGAGACATTTGAAATTGAAGTTTTAACAGATTTTTTTAAATCATTTATAATATTATCTTTTTCAATCAATCTCTCTTTTAATAGTTTAATGAATGTATTATTCGCATCTATTTGTTTTTCCAACTTAGATATTTCAGCAGTTTGCTTTCTAAGAAGATCAATTACCTGTTCCGAGTTTAACTTTATCGGTGTCTTTCCAGGTTGTTGAACTGTAATGAAATTGTTATTGTTTTTATTATATTTTTCAAGTTCTTTCTTGCGCCGCTCTTCAATATCAACGATTTGCTTTAAAACATCAGGTTTCATTTCAGGGCGACCTGGTTCATAATTATTAAGTAAAATTTCTATCTCATTCATATAAAAATTTTTAAGTTTTGGTTCTTTGATAAATTCATCTACTTTCAAATTTGATGATTTGCAATATGATGGATGTGGCATGTCCAACAACTTACGTTTGTCAAATGTATTGTGCTGATGCGAAAAAACTAAAATTACTTTCAAAGGATCTAATTGAACAAATGGAATTGTGTAATTTTTTAGAAATGCTTTTTCTTCTGCTATTGCGGCATTGTCATCATATCTTGTTTGTTTTAGTAGTTCTCTCTTAAAAGCAAATGTGCCAGCAGTTGCGTGATTTGGACCATAAGGACCGAATTCCCAAATTTGGTCTAGATGTTTAAAATAAATATACATGCGACTTGAACCTGCACACAAAGCAGTAGGGTTAGAAATTAGTTTTTCCACCGCATGTGACACTCGCTGAGGAGGATAATAATCATCATCATCCATATAAACAATTATATCTCCCTTACATTTTTCATGCATTAAATTGCGTTTTTTTCCCAAACTCATTTTTTCATTGTATTTAAAATATCTAACTTGTGAGATGTTAATTACTAAATCTTCTATTTTGTCAGTGCCATCATCTACAATAATCCATTCCATTCTATTTTTTGGATAATCTTGATGATTAAAACATTCTATCATAGCAGAAATGAATGGCCTTCGGTTGAATGTTGGAGTGCATATACTTACAAATGGTAATTTATTTCTTTTATTAGTATTCACCATAATATTATATATAAATAACTATGTTTATATAATGTTTTTAAATATTATATCTAATTATTAATATTGAGTTATATTAACATTTATTTTCTTTTATACCATAAGAATGTCATCATTACTGCAGTCACTAGGGTAAGAATGCCGTTCAAGTTTGCAGATGCGGCTACAATTGTTAACAAAGCAAACAATCCACCCAACAAATGAGAATTGCATGCCAATATTTCTTTAATCATGTCAAAATCCGCATACATTGGCAATATTAACATTGTTACAAAGAATTGAATTGATTGAGAAATTCCAACGACTAATGGCCATAATAAAGATATTCCAAAAACAAATAAAAAAATCCAAGTCCAAAACCATCCATAACTACTACTAGTTATTTCACCCCATAATGTTGTAAAAAAACCAAACAAAAATGGCACTTGGAATAAAATCGCAGTCAGTATCAAAGGAACAAATAAAAATATTAAAGTTTCACCACTTCCACCCATTCCTTGTAAACTTCTAAAAATCGTCTTTAACAAACGTCTTGCCATTACATAAGAGTATCTAGTAGATGAACCAAACATATTACTAAATAACGCCTTAATGCCAAAATCATCAGTTATGCCATCATAAGGTGCACCTGATTTGTTCATGCCTAATTTCTCTTTAAGACCTAACATTTTAGAGGTTGCTTCATTTGATTCATATACAGGACTACATCCGTCTGCATATTTTCCTCCAGATGACCGTTTAAACTTTTTTGCAATTGATTTAATTCTATCACTAATGTTTGTTGCACGTATTGGTTCCGCGTATGGCGGAAAATTTGGATTATCTGGAAACCAACTATCCAAATTAGTATGCATAAAATAAACAAAATTAGCCCCTATCATGCCCCATATCAATACAATTACTATGTTTACCAAAACTTGTGTTAAAAACCCTACCCAATTTATATTTTCTTTTGGCTTAGGTGCTTGTTGATTTTTTTTTTCATCTATTGGGCTCACTTTTTCAGACATATATATTTAAAGATAAATTAATTTTGTCAATTATTTATATATGAAAACTATTATAAAATCATTTAAAGGGTTAACTATTCCAAATATTTTGATTATTTTAGTGTCAATTTCTATGCTATTTTATTTATTTTATTTCATTACTAATAACATTAAAGAAGGAATGGAAAAATCACCCGCAATTGGTGTAAAATTATGTAATGATAATCGTTGCATGCCAGGATGCATTAAACCTAGATTTCTTTCTAACAACTGTGAATCATCCATTTATAAAGACACTGATGGTAAATGTTTTATGAAATGTGCCTATGAATGTCAGAGCCCTTTAGACAAATGCATGTATGACGATTGTTGCAAAGGATGCGGAAAAACGAAAGTAGAAGTTCCTTGCATTGGTTTTAGAAAAACAGAGAATTACAATCCTAGAATAGCACAAGACCAAAATGATACTATGGACATGACAGAAATTGTATACAATGATGCCCCAGTTGGAAAAGCTGATGGAAGTACTGCAATGAATTCTAGTATTAAAGCAAAGGCATTAGATGAAATTATGAACAATGTTAATAACATTTATGATGTTAAGAGTGGCTACAAATTGAGATACCCCGGAAACATGTTATGTTCCGCTAACATTACAAATACTTTTACAGAATGTGGTGTTCCTGCTTATAACAGCACATGTTAATGTTATAAATAATTAAATTATAGTTTTTAAATTATGCATTTTATATTTATTATATAAAATATAAAATATAAAATATTAAATTATCTTGCATATTGAAGTCCAGCATTTCCAGACATAAATGTTAATATATTAAATCTCTCTTCAAACACAGTTAAATCAAAGTTATAATCATAAATGATCCAAGATGGTTTATTAACTCCTACTATTGTTCCTGTATTAGGGTCACAAATTGCATAAAACGCAGCAGAAGGGTCTAATACAGGATATATTGTATTAAATTCTAATTCTATTGTTGTGAAACGGCTCATGTTCATTGCACCATTTGGTTGAAAATCAAAAGGACTTGTATTTAAGCAGAAATTATAGCAATACAAACCATCTTCACTATTACCAGCAGTTCTTACATATTTTTCAACATAATTATAAATGCCAGCATCAAAAACATTTTCTCTGTATTTTCCGTCCATTAATATTCCAAGATTTTTTAAAATGTTTTTCTCATTTTGAGGTGTATATTCAGGTGTAATAAAATAACCAGTTTTTGTACCAATTACTGGATTGTCACCCGGTCCTATACTTGCCAAAGGAGCACAAGGATTAGGTATTTTGTAAGGACTAGTAGTAGCTTCAACTGGTGGATAAGGCAAGTAATCATATGGCCAATTTGTATAATTACTCCATTCATTTCTCAAATTTATATCATTTCTCTGGAAATACCACATCCAATTTGATACCATTCCTAGTGTATCCAATATGACACGCTGACTACCAGTTACATTATAAAAGTTATATTCGTGTACATCTTTTATCAGATATTTTTGTTCATTTGCAGCAAATGCTTTTACTTCATTATCTGACAAAAACGCATACGTTGATATGAGATGAATGTCAGCGTTCCAATTGGTTCTTTGATCTGTATAAGAATCAAAATTTAACGAAATGTCTGGAGGAGGTTGCAAAAAACGATAAAATCCTTGTAAAGGGTTATTAAAATTAGGTTGAACATATGGATTAATTCCAAATTCATTGCCAATGTCTTGAATTGTAAAAAGTTCTTGAATTGGGCGAAGTGTTACATCTATATGCAATTCATTGTATTGAAGCGCTACTAGCGGCAATGCCATCTTACTGTTCAATGTAAACCAAACATTGATTGGTATATATAATTTTCTAGATCTAATTGATGGTTCAGGACCCTTAGATGAAGGATTATAATAAGCATTTGGATATGTATTAAGATTTCCATTTGAATTGGCAGGATCATTTAACTCTGGAACATTTCCGGTCATTTTGTAATACAAATCTTTTTTTGCACCACTAAAATCTCGCTCTACTAAATTATAAAGATATTGTCCTGAAAACTTACCAATTGTTTGACCACCAATTGACATGTGTATTTCTTTTATCATTTGAGTTCCAAGATTTTTAATCCATTTAAACCCATATTCAGTCCATTTGTCTTCACAATTTTGAGGAGGATATATTGGGCTCCATATCGTTGGCAATGTAATTACCAAATAAGTATCCATTAATAAATCCGCGTACCTAGGCACTTTGAATGTAAATTTTGACTCTTCAGTCAATCTTAATGTTCTTTGTCCATTGAAGTCTATTCTAAATTTTTGCAATCCAAAGTTTGTATACTTAGCATAAGTACATTTAAAAAAACTTTTAGAT